CGCGCAAGGCGTCGCCAACGTATAACACCAGCACTGGTGCGTTAACAACGACAAACACGTCTTACTCCTTTGACGCACCAATCGAATTCGTCGATTCCGAGGAAGAAGAGGGCCGTGAAGAGCGCAAAGCACGTTTGTATATTACCCCCGATCAGATTGGGGACAACCAGCCTACTTTTGAGGACGAAGTAAGCCTTAAATATGCGGGCTCCAATCGTGCTGCCCAGATAACTGATGTTCGCAGTTACAAGGGCGGGCAAGAGTACCTGTTCGTTTTATTGGTGCGCTTCTAATGGCCAAACGTGCTGGAATAGACCAGATTATGCCTGATCTTGATGCACATATGCAGGAAAGTTTTAATAAGCTTACTCGTGAAATAATGCGAAAACTTGCGACTAAAAAACGTAGTCCTGTCTATACAGGTTTCTTTGCGTCCAGCTGGATGGCTGATCGTCAAAGAATCCAGCCACAGGATGATCTCGAAGAGCCATGGCTAGGCATTAAACGTAAAAAGTCTGCCGATCCAAAAAACAAAGACTATAAGATTGATCCTCGTTTTTATCCTCCCGATAGAACTTTTAATTTTAGAAGACGTGTTTATATAGGCAACAAGACTAAATATGCTATATGGGCTTTAGAAGATGGCCGTGTTCAGCGTTTTGTGCAAAGCCCGGAAATGGCAAAGCTTGTTAAAAGCAACTTCAAGGAACGCCGTGCTCTTGTCTCGGTAGCAGGCAAAGGCGGTGTTGGTAAGTTTGGTTCTTTCTCTGGCAAGACCTATATTGACTACAACGAGGTGGCGCAATGACTCTTGCAAATGCTCGCGCTGCCTTTGAAAAAGCTGTTACTGAAGCCGTAGCAGCGGCTGACGCTACGGTTCTGATGAAGTACGACAACGTTGCATTTACAACTCCCGGTAAGACGAAGAAATACATTCTTATGTCCGTCAGTTTCGGCCAAGCAACACTCCAAAATCAAGGAGCAGCGCAGGATTACTACGCCGGAACGATCCAGTGCAACGTCTACGTGCCAAAGTCTGCTGGAACGTCAGTCTTGGCAGCAATAAGCGAATCTGTTATTGACGGCTTGACTTCAGTAAACGCTAGTGGCTATGTAGACACGTTTAGCACTAAGCCCAGAGTGTTGGACATTGTTGGGCCTACTCCGCTTGATATTGAGGACAGATCGCACTTTGTCGGGGTAATTTCTTGCCAATTTACTGCTACGGCGTAGTATTGTATTGAGAACACGTAAATCTTCCATGCGAGCTGCAGAGCTTCTTCGTAATAAGTTTGGCGTAAGCCAGCTATACAAACATGCAGTAGAGCAAGACGGCGAAGTGGTTCTTGAGGTGTATTGGCATCCACTTACTATTTCCGAGCGTGAAGCAATTCAAAAAAATACAGAAACAGATGACGGGGTTGATTTTGCCCTGGGGATGATGATCCGTAAAGCTTTAGACGCTGATGGCAATCGTCTTTTTCAGGATGGCGAAAAAGCTGTTTTAAAAAATTCAGTCGAGGCTGCAGTCCTCCAAGACATCCAGCTGGCGATGCTTTCTTCAGGAGCAGAAAACAAGGTGGAGGAAGCGAAAGCTAGTTTGAAAAGCTAGTAACGACTGGTTTTTCATATTTTTTCTTGCTGAAAAACTTGGAATGACAGTAGCTCAGCTAACTAAAAGCCTTACGCAAGAGGAGTTGGTTAGCTGGGCTGCTTACTTTTCGATTAAGAGCGAAGAGGAGGAAAAAGCCCGAGATCAAGCCAAAGCGGTTCAAAGTGCCAAGATGAGGTGAGCACGGTAGAGTGGGTTGAGCAGTAGACGTGCGTTTAGCCATGGCCGATTATGGCATCAATATTGGCGTAAACGTACAAAGCGGTCAGCTCAATACTCTGACGCGAGAGCTAAAAGAGCTTCGTAAGATTGAGCAAGATCTTAGTGACTTAAAAAAGCAAGGGTTAGTTGAAGATAAACAAGCGGCTCAACTTAGAAGAAGAGCAAAAGACCAAGCAAGCCAGTTAAAGCAGCAAACAAAGGATTTAGCGAAAGCGTTTACTCTTTCTGGCAATGCGGTAAATGGCAGTGCCGGGTCACTTAGAAATTACGTAACGCAGCTTAAAGACGCTCGAACGGCTTTTAGCAAAGGTGGCGCAGATGCCCGAATTTTTACCGAAGCTATAACAAAGGCTGACTTTACGGCTACAGTTAAGAGCCTTAAAAGTTTTAATTTAGAGGCAAAAGAAACTGCGCGTGCGCTCGGGTTGCTTACACAGGGGTTTAAAGGCGGCCCGCGCTTCGGAGCGTTTACCGGAATGAAGGATTTGCTGGCTTTTCAGCCTGCAAATACAACTGATGCTCTTACAAATTACAGTGGAGTTCTTGAAAAAGTAATTTTAAAAGTTGATCGAGCTTCTGACACATATAAAGAACTTGCCGCTCGAATCGCTGAAGTAAATAACCAAATGGCAGGAACCTCTGGTCGCATGGGGCCAGCTACTGATCTTGATTCGCCAGAGGCTGCGGCCCAAAGAGCAGCATTTAACAGACGTAATAGAGAACGTCGTAATCGCCGCCTAAAAGGAGCAGCTGGTGGTGCTCTCTTAAGTGGAGGCTTTCCTCTTTTGATGGGTCAATCGATGACAGCATCCGCTATTGGTGGAATAGGCGGAGGAATTGGTGGCGCGTTAGGAGGAACGTTCGGGTTTGCATTAGGCATTATTGGTACAGCTCTTGGAGAAGCTATTGAGAAACAGCTTAAATTTAATGAGGCATTAAAAGACTTAAATGTAAGTTTTGCTCAGGCCGGAAGTAATAGCAAGATTCTTGCAAGCGATATTGATGATTTAGCAAAATCTTTAAAAATCACAAAAGAAGAAGCTCTTGAGCTGGCGGGAGCTTTTGCCTTTCTCGGGGATAAAAACTTGGTTTCGGGCGCAGCTAAGCTGTTTGGCAGTAAGCAAAGATTTGATTTATTTGCTGGTATTAGCGATGAAGCATCATTCGCAGCTGTTGTTCTTGATATTGCTAATGAGTTTGGCGACATACAGGCGACTCAACTGTTAAATGACGCAAAAGGCAAGAATTTTGACGACCAACGAATACTGGCTACAACCAGACTGAATAAATTAAAAGAAAAAACAGTAAAACTTACGAAAGAGGAATTAAACCCTACCCAACTAAAACGGTCCAGAAGGACATCCGTGGCCGTAACGGGGCTAAGGACTCCTGTAAGCCAAGAAGAAGCAGCGGGGATAACAGAATCTAGAGCAGATTTATTGAAACAGTTGGCTCAACTAAAAGATACAGGGAAGACAGGAGGGTCTGTATCCGACCCGACTATTGGATTACAAAAACGTTTAGATATTGTCCTTGGTCAAATAAACAGTGAAGAAGACTTGCTGGAGCTTCAAGGGAAACAGTCGGAACTTTCTCGAATTATTCTTCGCCAAGAAAAAGCAATAACTAAAGCCAAGGCTACAGGTGACGCAGAACGTAAAAAGCTTGTTGACGAGGAGGATAAGATATTAAGTAGAGCTATCGAAGCTGGTTCTATAGAAGCGGCTAACTTAAAATTCAGCCGTGAATCACTTGCTTTAGCAGATAAAACTTTAAAGCAGACAGAAAATTTAGCTAAACCGTTGCAAGATCAGCTTAAATCTATAAAAGATAAGGCCGCTTTCGAGCGTGAATACAGCGAACTTATTCGTGCAGGCGTTGTGCCAGCAGTGGCCCAACAAACTGTTGAAATTAATAAACAAATTAAAGAAATTGACCGTTTGTTGGAAAAACAGCTTGAAGAGATTCACTTACGAATTGAGTCTTTGCAGCTTCAAGTTGATAAAGCAGCAGGAACGGAACTCGAAGCAAAGCTCCAGGAAAGATTAAATGAAGCATTAAGGCGTCGTAACGAGATTCAAAGCGCGGGCGAGCAAGCTAAGGGCGCAGCTAAAGATGCCATCAAGACAGATGAAGACCGGATTCGAGCCGCTATAGACGCAATTCAAGGACAGATAAATACACTGATGGACCCTGTTAACCAGCTAATTAGCTTGGCGGACAGCTTGGGCAACTCCTTCAGCGAGTCGTTTAAAGGCATTGTTTCAGGAAGCATGACTGCCCAGCAAGCACTGGCCAATCTGTTCCAACGCACAGCAGATCACTTCTTGGACATGGCTGCACAAATGATTGCAGCTCAGATCAGGATGCAAGCGGTGAAGTTGTTTATGAGTTTCTCCCCGTCTCTTTTTGGTGGGGGTGCTCCAGCCAGCAAACGTG